ACGTCGAGCTCATCGCCGCGTCGGCAAACCTCACCCGTCCTCGCATACCGGAAGGTCCGGATGACGCGCACCCTCATGGGTCATCCTCCTCTCCGGTATCAGCCGCTGACGGTCACCAGGCCGTACACCGCAGCCGCCGCATCCCACTGGCGGCAGTCATCCCGGCTGATGACCCGCAGCTCGGTGGTATCACGCCGCCAGGCCTGCCCGCCCTCCCGCGTGGAGGCCAGCTCGTACACGCCCCGGGGGAAGAGCACCTCGAACTGGTTCAGGGCGCCGATGAAGAATGGGGCCGTGACGGTATCTCCATCGACGGTGCTCGGCAGGTAGCGATTCGGAACCGGGACCACGGGACGGCCAAAGAGCACGCGTCGACCGGGCTGGGTCACATCGGGCTGGAGCAGATACCGGCCATCGTTGTCCTTCAGGGTGTCCAGCCAGTGGTAGCCATCCTGGTTCGTCAGGATTACGGCGTTCAGGCTGACGTCGGGGTCCAGGCTCACGTTCAAGACCTTTTTCAGGTCATCGGCGCTCGCCAGAGTCTCCGGGGTCAGCCCGCGCAGAACGTCCAGGATGAGCGTATTGTGGGTGACCAGGACCTTCCTGGCGATCCAGTCTGCAACGTAGTCGAGCAGATTCTGGTCGGTGTCGTTCAACAGCTCGTTGGTGATCGGCAGGATGCCTGCCCGCTTCCGCAGCTGGTAGTTGACCGGCGTGAACTTCGGATTGTCCAGCTCCGGAATCTCGCCGTACTCGTCCACCGCGGCCAGCGGGGTCATGTCCTCATCCCGCTCGAGCACCCGACTGCCGCTCAGGGTGTTGACCCGCTCAACCCTGACGTACTGGGACAGGGCAACCCGGGACCGCATGATCTCGTTAATGCGGGTCTGGATGTCCTGCGGCACGATCAAAGAGGAGTCCCCGTCGGGATCAGAGGTGACGCCTCCCTCGTGCATGGCAGCCCGGTACTCGCGCACGACGGCGAGCTCGGACGCGGTCAGGCCCCGGTTGCGAATCGCCTTGACGAAGACCCGCTTGTACTCGGAGCCGAGGTCCTTGGGCGTCTCCGGCTCGTCCACCCGCTGACCGCCGAGATCCAGGGCACCTTCCTCGAGCTCCTGCAGCGCCTTGATCCTGGCCCGCAGGCTGCGGACCTTGGTCATGGCCTCCTCGGCCGCCTTATCGTCTCCGGTCTGGATGGCTGCCCGGGCAGCCTCCTCGGCCTCGGCCAGGCGCGCCATCAGGTCACGGATTTCGCGCGTCATTCCGGTCATCATCCTTTCTGGGCTTCTTCTCCGGGGGCTACCCGGTCAGCAGCTCCAACTCCAACTCCATGAGGCGCCGCCGCTTGGCTCGTTCCTCGTCGGCGCGGGCCTGCGCGTCTGCCGCAGGGTCAGCCGCCGGCAGGAAACCGAGTTGTGGCGGGCGCTCAAAGAGGCTCAGATCAATCTCCTGGCCATTGACGACGAGAACTCGACCGCGGAGCGAGGCGGCTACCGCCCTGCTCTGGTCGAGTTCGTCAGCGAAGCCCAACTCGACGGCCTCTTCGGCCGTCATCCAGGTCTCGACGGCGAGCATCTTCCGGATCCGCTCCCGCTCGAGCCCGGTCTTCTGCTCATAGGCCATGACGAGGGACTCGTCGATGCGATCCATCACGTCGGCGACCTCCCGGAGATCGTCCGCGTTACCGATGGCGAGGGTCCACGCCTTGTGGATCATCATCATCGAGTTGGGCGGCATCACTACCCGGTCCCCGGCCATGGCCACAACCGAGGCGGCCGAAGCGGCAACGCCGTCGATGTGGACAATTTTCTCGGATTCGTGCCGCCTCAACAGGTTGTAAATGGCGTGGGCGGCCCAGGGGTCGCCGCCCGGCGAGTTGATGTAGACATGGAGGGCATCGAGCGGGCCGAGGGCCGCCAGCTCGTCCCGAATGATGGCCGGCGTCACGTCCTCATCGGCCCACCGCTCGCCGTAGATGCCGCCATAGATGTAGAGCTCGCCGATCTTGCTCCCGGTGCTGTCGGTGGCGGCTTGCACTCGCCAGAATCGCTTGCCGAGGTTCCGGGCAACCTCGGAGACAACCCGGAGCCTGCGGTCATCGGCCATTTCGATCACCTTCCCGGACGACACTCTCGAGGGTCCTGGTCGCGCCGTTCACGAGGAGCACGTTTCCATTGGGATCAGGCGGGAGCTCTTCCAGAGCCCTGACCTCGTTCGGCTTCAGGAAGCCGCCCTGGATCCCGACCCGGTATGCCTCGTACCGGGTGCGGATGTCGCTGCGGACGATACTGTCAACGTTGAACTTCAGGTAGTAACCTTGCTGTAGCTCGCTCGGGGTGAAGAGCTTGTAGGTCAGCTCCTGCTCGTAGGCCGTGAGGATCGCCTGAAGCGTGTCGGCGTAGAACTGCCGCTGCTGCTGCTCGATGTTCGTGTGCGTGGCCCTGCTCAGGTCGTTGAGCTGGTGCATCTTGATGCCGAACGCGTTGGCGATCTGCCGAGCTGTGAGCTGGGCCGTCTCGAGGAACTGGGCATCGGTCATGGTCAGCTCGATCGGCTGGAACTGGTAGCCGATCGGGAGCAGCGCCACACGGTGGGCATTCTTCAGCCCGGCGGCCATCTGCTCGAACCGCTTGCGGAACTTCTCCTCCGCCTCCGGGTTCAGGTCGCCGGTGTAATGCACGATGCCCTTCATCTGGAGGCCCTGGCGGAAGAACTCCCGGACATGCTTCGTCCCGGCTGCCCCGGACTCCACGAGCCACTGCAGGTAATGGAGCGGGCTCACGCCGACAATCCCATCCAGGTTCAGGGCCTTGAGGTGGACCAGCTCGTCCGGGCTGAGGCGCCGCTCCTCTCCTCCGACCCGGACCACATACCAAACGCGATTCCGGGGCCCGAACAGGCCCCGGTTGTCCACCCAGATCTCGACATGCCGTGCGTCCACTGGCCAGAGCCAGCGGATCCGGCCCCTTTCAGGACCGGTCGTGACAAATTCGGGCGCGATGTACGCGTTGCCGAACAGGTTCCGCTGCACCTCCACCGCCCGCCAAAGGTCATAGGCCGTCATGTAGGGGTTCGGCCGACTCTTCAGCAGGGGCTGGAGGTAGTGATCCGAGGCCCGGCGGATGCCGCCTTCCGGAGTATCCTGGTAGACCTTGAGCGGCAGCTTGGCCACGGCCTCGCTCAGGATCTTGACACAGGCGTAGACCGTGGCCTCCTTCAGGCCTTTCTCGCCCCGGATGTTGATCTCGTCGGGGTCGATCCCGAGCAGGTCAAAGAACGCCTGGTCGTTCAGGCTGACCACTCTGGTCTCGTTCCTGGCGACGAGCTTGCGGGCGCGGCTCAGGAGGCGTCGGACCCTATCCCCAAAGCTTGTCGAGGACGTCATCTGTCGCGTAGGCATTGGGGTCATAGGCACCTCCCGCCTCGTGGTGCATCGCCCGGACATGGGCGTTCATCAGCGCGGCCGCCGGGTCGATCCGCTCCCGGCTCTTCGCCTTGTCGAGCATGATGTTGCCGTTGTGGTCCTGCTTGGTCACGGCGTTGCCCATCGCCCAGGCGAGTACCGGGCTGCCGTCATGGACGATCTGGCGCTGGAACACCCGCTCCCGGAAGTCCTTGGTCGGCTCGGAAAGGGTCCGGATCCCTTGGACGACCTCCACGACCGTGTAGCCGAGCTTCTGCATCTCGATGCCGAACTGCGTGGCATTCCAGGGGTCCACGCAGACCTCCTGGACATTCCAGTCCTGCTCCGCGACCTGCGTCTCGATCCAGTCGATGATGGCCTGCTGGTCGACCACCGCCCCCGGGATGACCGTCACCCACCCCTGCTGTTCCCACACGTCGAATGGCTGTCGGTCCGTCTTCATCCGCTCGAGCATCTTCTCCCGAGGGATGAAGGAGTGGCTGAGCACAGCGAAGCGCCCACCGCCGAGTGGGAACTCCACGGCGACCGACGTCAAGTCGATCTTGGAGGACAGGTCCACGCCGATGTAGCACGCTCGACCCGTCAGGTCCGGCATCGGGTTGTCGTCGCTCGCTGCACACGCCCGCCACCGCTCCATCGGCATGTAACCCTGGTCACGCTGATCGACCCACATGTTCAGGTTCTTGGTCAGGAAGTTCCGCATCTTCCTGGGGTCGTCCAGGGCTTCCTGCAGCTCTCCCCGGAGATACTCCATGCCGTGCTCCGACGCCGCCAGCAAGGGGTTGGCCTTGATCCAGACCGACTCGTCCTGCGGATTATCGTCGGGATCGAGCTGGGCGATGTACACGAAATACCGCTCGTTCTCGACCTGCCGCTCCAGGATTCGGGTGCAGTACTGGTACTCGGCGTAGCAGGGTGCGTTGAGATCGAACCCGGCTGTCGTGATGATGAATAGCAGCGGCTGAAGCCGCTGCCCCATACCCGACTTCAGGAGTTCGACCATCTCGGCCGTCGGGTGCGCGTGGTACTCGTCTACGATGCCCAGGTGCGGGTTGAAGCCGTCGAGGCTCTTGGTGTCCCGGCTCAGCGGCATCATGAACGAGTCGCTGGCCAAGTGCTCGATCCGGGCCCTTCCCGGCTCCAGGCGCTTGAGCAGATCGGGCGACCGACTCGCCATGATCCGCGCCGCATCGTAGACGATCTTGGCCTGATCCTTCTTGGTCGCAGTCGCATAAACCTGAGAGCCGAGCTCCCCGTCGGCCATCAGCATGTAAAGGCTAAGGCCAGAGAGCATCGTGCTCTTCCCGTTTTTCCTGGCCACCTGAACGTAGGCCTGACGGTACCGCCGGAGGCCCGTCTCCCGGTGAACCCACCCGAAGATGGAGCCGAGAATGAAACGCTGCCAGAGCTCAAGGATAATCGGCTGCCGCGCGAGCGGACCCTGGACGTGGCGGCAGTAGGTGAAAAAATCGAACACCCGGTCCCCTAGCTCAGGCCTGAAGACGTAGGGGAACTCGTCGGTCCCTGCTCGCTCCAAGTCCCTGAGATGCCGCTCGCAGGCCAGCCGGACCCACCGGCCGGCCACGATCTCGCCATCCAGGACACGCTCTGCGTACTGTGTTACCGCATCGACAACCTCGGTCGTTGCACTCATGCGCTACCAGCTCGGGGCGGCACACCGAACCGCTCCTCGAACGGGTCAGCCTTCTTCTCCCGCTTGGGAATCGCGAGAGACGCCCGCCCGCTGGGATCGAGGCCCAGGCGAGGCGCGAGCTTGGCGATGATCTGGGCATACTTCGTGGCCACGAGCACGGCTGGATGCTGAATCCGCCCGCCTTGCGCCCCAGCGATCGTCAGACCGTCACGCTCCAGCTCCTGGGTGGCCTGGGCGTACTTCGCAACGGCATCCGCGTAAACCGCCAGCTCGTCCACGTCGGCATTGGTCAAGAGCCCAGTCTGCTCCATGAGCTGCACGATCCGGAGGAACTCCTGCTTTGCCGCCTCACTGAGCCACTCCGGTGGCCGAACGTCATCTGCCGGCGGTCGAAGCGCCTCTTCGGCCTCCTTCCGCTGCCGAATCTCGGCTTGCGTCAGGTGCTTCCGCCGATGCTCAAGCAGCGACTCGATCGGCCGCGCTCGCCGTCCCACCCTGGCCACCCCCTTCCAGTCGCGTTTTTCGGGGAGCTTTGCGCGCGGCGAGGCCCCGGCCCGGTCCTCCGGGCCTGCCGCGGAATTTTCGCCCCTCCCCTAGGTCTGCGGGGCCTCGCGGCGGCCGTGGATCCGGTTGTGACAGGCCCTGCAGATGCTCTCGACGTTCGTCGGGTCCAACCGCCGATCCCAGGCCTCTTTGACAGGCACGATGTGGTGGACCGTGTCTGCCCTGGTGATCCGCTTGGCTCTCAGGCAGGGCTGGCAGAGCCACGCGTCACGCTCCAGGATCCTGATCCGGAGAGCCTCCCAGGCCTTGCTCTTGTAAAACGCCACGACCTCGGGGTCTCTCTCTCGCTGGTCGTAGAGTCTCTGGCTCCCTGCGTAGCGCGCCTGAGACTTGGCCTTGTGCTCCGGGCAGTATCGCTCAGGCGGAGTCACGAGCCTTGGACACAGGGGCTGCAGGCAGGGTAGCTGTGGCCTGCCGGGCACAAGCTCAGCCCCCGGTGGCCGCGGTTGCGCCCCCCACCCCA